GTGAGCCTACATTTGAACGGACTCTTGTCGAGTTGGGAACTGCTATTAACAACCGTATTGACGAATTCGCAGCGTCACGTGATGTGCTTGACCTTATTGAACGTAGGACGGCAATTGTAGAGACAGAGCAGCGACTGCAACACGCTAAGGCGTATACCCTAGAAGTAGACCAAGCATTCAGCCTTGTTATGCAATTTCTAGATGTAGTTAAGGCTTCGGTCAAAGATGTTGATGAAATGCAGGCTATCAAGGCTGGAGTAATCAGGCTTTTGCGTGTTTACGAAGAACAAGCGCAAGACATCATTGATGCGGAGGTAATTGATGAAGAAGAGTAATGTTAATACTCGCATCACTCCAAAGGCTCTAAAGAAATTTACTAGACCAGACAAGCCACTTAGCATTGCGTTGATTGAGTCGATGATTGAAAGTATTGACACTATCATTGATACGGCTGACCTAAATGGTGGTGGTTCATATCCTATTGCTGGTGCCGAACTTGATTATGAAAAGTGGCTTAAGACGTATGCTATTCATGCTGCCTCATCTGATTTAGGAGAACATCACAAACGAGCGTGGAACTGGGCGGAAAACATTGAGCCTAATAATCCTCCGCCTGCACTTATCGAATGTTGGTTTCGAGGTGGCGGTAAATCTACTACGGTAGAACTTATTACCAGTCGCATTGCAGTTAAGGCGTCACGCCGTTTTTGCCTGTATGTATGTGCTACGCAAGATGCTGCTGACCGTCACGTAAATGACATTGCCAACACAATGGAAAAGTGTGGTATCGAACGTGCTATCAATAAGTACGGCTATTCCAAAGGTTGGAACGCTCAGAAACTACGGACTGCCAATGGTTTTAACGTACTTGCATTTGGTCTTGATACAGGCGCCCGTGGTGTTAAGTTAGACAACCTTCGCCCGGACATGATTATCCTTGACGATATTGACGAACTAGATGACAGCGTTAACCGAGTAGAGCGCAAAATTCGGACTATTACGCAAACCATTCTGCCTGCTAAGTCTACGGACTGTGCCATTGTGTTTGTGCAGAACCGCATTCACGCCAATGCTGTTATGAGTCAAGTCCTTACCGGTGAGTTGGATATGCTTCAAAATCGTGTGCAAGCCGAGATTGTGCCTGCTATTTACGATATGGAGTATGAATCATACGAGCGTGAGGACGGACGTATTGGTTACAAAATCACCAAAGGCACGGCAGCGTGGGAGCATAAGAATATTGCTGTATGTCAGCGTGAGATTGATGACTACGGCATCATTGCATTTTTGCGTGAGTGTCAGCATGAAGTAGGTGTTGGCGGTCGCTTCTTTCCAGACTTCAAAGAATATTCTCCTACGGGAGAACAATGGCACGTCATCGATGGCATTGAAGTGCAGCCGTGGTGGCGTGTATGGGCAAGTCACGACTTTGGTACTGGGTCTCCGTGTGCATTCTATGTTTACGCTAGTGATGACAAAGAAAACATCTATGTCATTGACGAGGTGTATACAGCCGGGTTGGTTAGTAGTGCGCAGGCAGAGGCAGCATTAGCGTGTTTACAAAAACACGGATTAGCAGCGCCAGCCATTAAGGGTAAAGAAGATGGTAAGTGGAATACCAAGTTAGAGGCTATTGCGTTTGACTGGGCTAACACATTTCCGCCTGCTGCTTATCAACAACGTATCGGTGAATATCCTGTAGAAGTTTGGTGGCGCAAAGGTTTGCCTGCCGTTATGGCAGTTAAGGACCGAAAGGCTGGTTGGCGCCGAGTAAAAGAATGGCTTGTGGCTAGTCGCACTGAAACTGTCGAGGGCAGGACGTTTGTAAAACCACGTGTACAGATAGTGCGCAGCAGATGTCCAAACCTTATACGGGAACTGAGTAACACGATGGCAGACCCACGTGACCCAGAAGATATTGACGGTGGCACTAAATCAGACCACGCTATTGATTCGTTTAGATATGGTTTGATGTACCGAGAGTATCCAGTTGCTTGTCCTCAAGTAACACCAGAACGAGAATATAAACCATCGTGGTTAAAAGGTAACCAGAAAGAAGACTACATCTAAATGAACACGACAATCATTACGTGTCTATTTATTTGTCTATTTATATGTGCAATTAGTTCGGTATATTGCGCTTATGTATTACATTGTATTTGGTATGGCGTTCCCATAAAGAAGCCAAGGTCAGAGAGTAGGTATGTCTAATGTCCATAGAAGGTCCAAGCCCACTTAACGCATTGAGTAATTTACTGCCTGCATTGCAGCAGAGAATTAAAAATCAACGCCGTCCTAAAGTTGCTGCATTTGAGCAACGTATGATTGCTGGTATTCCCGGTTATGAAAAATTAACGGACGCACGGGTAGATGACCCAAATGACTATGGCATTGACCACGATGCAAATCAATGGACAAAAAAGGTTGAAAATGACTTATCTAACGAGGACCAACAACGGATAGTCAAGTATGTAGTCAATCAGTTTGATATTGCGCAACGGTCCCGCCAAGAGATGGAGTTGGAATGGAAACTATCCAATGCCTATTTTGAAGGACGCCAATGGTTGCGAATTAACAGTCAGGGTAGAAACCTAAAGAGTATCCAAAATCCGGATGAACCAACCCGCTATATAACGATACAAAAAATACGTCCTCTGATTGACGGCGTAGTTGGAAAGTTGTCTCAAGTAGGTCCGGACTCACGTGCTGTTCCCCTTTCGGAGAATCCTAAAGACAGACTTGCAGCGGATGAAGCAAACATTATCTGCGCTAACTATAACCGCAAGTTTAAACGTGAAACGCAACTGAAAGAACGAATACGTTGGGCGTGTGTTACCGGAACTGTGTATGTCAAAGTGTGGTGGGATGCAAATCAAGAGCAAACTATACCTTTGTACGATGCAGAAACGGGTGAGATATCCGGTTTTGAAAAGATGAAGGTAGGTGACCTTTGCGAAGAAATCCTGCCATGCTTTGACGTGTATCTTGACCCGACTGCAAAAACAGATGAACAGGTACGTTGGTTAATCCATGCTGCTGTTAAACCTATGTCATGGTTTACCGATAACTATGGGGAAAAAGGCAAAGCAGTACAGGCTAATGCCACTACAAATACAAATGCGCAAAAAGTAGATGGTTATATTGATGGTGGAACAGGTGACCTTGCAGGTTATGTACCGCCAAGTAGCGCACGATTGCTGAGTAAAGAAGCCAGAAAAATGTCAGCAATTGTTTATGAATATTGGGAAAAACCGTCACAACAGTTCCCTGATGGGCGATTTATAGTGTGTACAGACAATGTCCTTCTGTACGCAGGTCCGTGGCTATACAAGAAGAAAGATGAGTTCCCATTTATACCCCTTAGATGGCAACCTCGGTCCGGTACTCCTTACGGGTATAGCCTCGGATTTGATTTAGCACCATTGCAGCAAACATACAATCGAATTTACTCACGTATGCTGGAACAGTTTGAGCAGCAACGTGATTACGCAATGATTCAACGCCGTAGTGGTATTGGCGCTGATGCGTTTAATCACATGGGTGATGACCGGGACGATGATGCACGTACAATACGCAAAATCTACTATGAAATGGGTTCGGCGCCACCGCAGGTTTATCGTTCTCCCGGAGTAGGGAATGAACTCATTACATTCTTGCAGTTACTCGAAAAAGATATGCAAATGATTGCTGGTATGCATGATGTCTCACAAGGACAGGCACCAGCCGGTACCCCTGCTGAAGCAGTGATGATGCTGCAGAAGAGTGACAATACCCAACACTCATATATTCGGGCTGATATGGAAATCTCTGCAGCCAAAATTAAGGAATGGGAAATTGCTCTTGTTGAGCAGTTCGGTATTGTTCCATTTGTAGGTTCTACTGACGAAGAAAGCAATCCATCAGAAGATATGGCTCAAGGCGTTGTTAATTTTGAGCATATTCGCAATGGTGGTAATTATCGCATCGTGTATGTACCGGGGTCTACGCAACAGGACAGCCCCGAACAAAAGTTACAGAAACTCATGGCGTTTCGGCAAATGGGATTGTTTGGTGACCCACAAGACCCAGCAACAAATAGACTTGTTGTCACGATGGTCAATATGCCGGAAACATCACGTATTCTGCAGCATCTTGACGAACAAGAACAGGCTATGGCTGCAGCACAACAGGCTATGGCTGAACAACAGGCTGCTATGGCTGAACAACAGCAAGCACAAACTCGCAAGTTTGACCCAGAAGCAATGCAAATGCAGACTGAACTTGACATTCAGAAGCAACAACAGGCTCAGTCTGGAAAACTTGAAGCAGATATTGCAAAGATGCGTGAAAGGTCACGACTATTGCAAGAAAACGAGGCAGCGAAGTCAATTACCGAGGTGGGTCGTGAAAAACTCAAGGCGGAATTGGTGCCTCAGAAACCAAAAAACTCTAGCAGTTAGTTGAAATTAGGAGTATATTCACGATGTCTGACGAGATGATGACACACACACCGGACTCATCAGCCGGTGCGACAGACTTTGGAGGCGTTGCAGACGCCATTTTGGACGATGTTCGTATCGCCGCCGGATACGATACAGATAGCATCACGGGCGTAAATGATGATGTGCAGTATGTCCAAGACGATGGGCAACCATCTCACATTCAGGGTGAACCGGGTCCAATACCTTACGACCGATTCAGAGAAGTTAATGAACGTGCCAGACAGGCACAACAACAACTAGACAACTGGTCGGACGTCATTGCTGGTTTGCAGGCACAAGGTTATCGAAGTGCGGAAGATGTGAGACTTGCGTTGCAGCAACAACAACTGCAAGCCCAAGAAAACGAAATCCGAAGTCGATACCAAGAACTGGAAAACCAGAATTTGGTGGACTCAACTACTGCTAACTTGCAGATGGAAGCCGAACTAGAAGCATTCCGCTATCGACAAGCAATTGCTGAGGCTCGGACGTACATGGTGCAGAACGAAAAACAGAAGGCGTTTTCTCAGTATCCAGCAGCACAACAGGCAACCCAGATGGTTGACACGTTGATTGATAGGGGAATACAGCCATCTGAGGCAATCAAGTTGGTGGCATCACAAATTGAGCAACTTCAAAGGTCCTTGAAGAGTGAAGTCACAAAACAGGTTACTACAAACCGTTCATTGCCTACACCAGCAAGTGGTGGGACCACAGCCCCGAATGTACAGGCAGGAAATACGACAGGTGGTGGAAGGTCAACCCTTTCGCAACTGTTAGGTATCAACAGGTAAGGAGTCACTAAATGGCTATCGACTTTAACGGTGCCTTGACGCTGGCGGACTACGCAGCAATCAGCAACGACCCGGTTGTCAAGGAAATTACAAAATCACTTCATCAGACGTGGAATGCCCTGAAGGATATTCCTCTCTACACTTCCCCATCGCTCAAGCAGGTAGGTATGCGCTACCTGAACAGCAACATCCCTGCACCAAACTGGACCGGTGTTAACTCCGAGCCAGTACCAGTCAAGGGACGTCCAAAGTCGTACGAAGAAAATATGTATCTCGTACGCAACAAGATTCTTGTTGACAAGGTGTTGATGGCACAGCCACAGAACATCATCGACCCAATTGAAGCACAGGTGCAAATCTTCCTCGAAGGTTTTGCCTATGATTTCAACGATAAATTCATCAACAACTCGCCGGTTACTGGCACTGTTGACTGTTTTCCGGGTCTTGGCTATCGTCTTGATAACTTCGCAGACTTTGATATTCCTTCAGAAATGGATATCTCTGTCCCAACGACTCAGGCTACATTGAAGTCTGGCTCCATTACCGCTGCTCTTTCAAATGGTTTGTTTGCAGCAATTCAGGAGTTGCTTGACAACATGAACGCCCCAGATGGCAATGGCGTAGTCTTGTACATGAACGAATTTGCAAAACGTCAGATTGAATTTGCAATCCGTACTATGGGTATTGGCGCTGGTTTCGATGTCACGATGGACAGTTTTGACCGTCCGGTGGAAAAGTATAAATCCGCTACGGTTCGCACTGTTGGTCGTAAGTCTGATGGTACTACGCCAATTATTGCTAACAACCTTGCTGGACCGGTTGCATCAAAGTCTACTCATATCTATGCGGTTCGCTATGGAACAGGGTATGTCCAAGGTTGGCAGTCTGGACCATTCAAACCTGAGTACCTCGGACTCAGCAAAGAGAATGGCATTATGCACAACGTGGTATTCGATTGGGGCGTAGGTTTGTGGGTTCCACATACACGTGCCATTGGACGCCTTAAGGTTGAGGCTATTGCGTAGTCTCAGAAAGGTAGGAAAATATGGCTAGAGATAACCGTTTAGTATTTGTAGTGCCATCGAGTGGTGTTATTACTCTTTCTGGTGCTTTGAACACATGGAACCGCCAATCGTCTAACGCCCTTAACG